GCCCGGCTCCCATCCGTCAGCGTCAGCACCAGATGGCCCTCGTCCGTGACCTCCGCCGCCTTCACGCCGCGGGAGACCAGCCCGTGCAGCGTGACCGCGATCGTATTCGGAATTTCCACTCGCATCCGCTCACCTCATTCTGCCGCCGCGCAGTTGCCCCGCGCGAGCGTCGTTTTGTCGCCATGCGTATAGAGGATATCGTAGCGATACGCCCCCTGCGGGAATTTCGCGCTCACCGTCTCGTCAAACACCAGCGTCACGCAGTTCCCCGTCACGCCGGTAAAGGAGAAGGTGTGCACCGGCGCGTTCTGCTCGTCATAGAACCGGACCGTCACGCTGTCGTCCGCGCCGACCGTCACCGCCTCGCCGTCCTGATCCTGCAGCTCCAGCCGCAGCGTGACTTTAAACGTATCTCCCGCGTACCAGCGCAGCACGCCGCCCGCCACACGCGGGCTGGGCCTTGCCGCCGGAAGCTTTGTCATGCCCGTCTCCCCCTTCCGTCAGTTCAGCTCCGCCTGCCCGCTCGTCCAGGCGCTGCTGCGGGTCTTCTTCACGCCCGTACTGCGGCCGCCGGCCTTGGAAGACGCCGTCTTCTGCTTCCGGCTGCCCGCCGCCGTACCGGTGGATTTCGCCGCGGCGTTCTGCGCCGCCTTCGCGGCCGCCTCGGCAGCCGCGGCCTGCTTGTCCGCGTAGGCCAGCTGCTTCCAGTACTGCGCGTTCGCCGCGTCCTCACGGTCCGCCTGATATTCGAGCGAGCTCCAGTAATTGTCGTTTGCCAGCTTCGCCGCGCTCGCATACGCGCTGCGCGCGTCGTCCAGTTCCGCGTAGTAGTCGCTCATCTGATCGCGGTAGCGCGCGTAGTCGCTCTGCTCGCGGCTGCTGAGCAGCTGATAGCGGTCATAGAGCGCCGCCTCTCCGCTCTGCCACTGCTCCCGCGCCTGCGCATACAGCTCCGGCACGATCTCGTTCAGCTGCTGCAGATACGCGTTGTACGCCTGCTGTCCGGTCTGCTGGCCGTAGCTCGAGCCGTAGCCGCCCGTGAGCGCCGCCGCCTGCCCCATCGTGTCCTGCATGGCGAGCCTGCCCGCCGTCTGATACTGCTCTCTGGCCTGCCGGTACATCGGATCTTTGCCCAGATCGTAGGAGAAGTCTCCCCGCTCCGCGATCCGGTCATAAAGCTCCTGCAGCTGCCCCTCCCACCGGGAGGCATACGCCCCCGGCTTCGCCGCCTGCACGCGCCCGAGCGCCGCTTTTGCCTCCGACACGCCGGAAATATCCTGCACCGGCTGCTGCGCCGCGCGGGCCGCAGGCACGCCGTAGCTGCCGCGGTAGTTGTAAATCGTCTGCTGCTGGTTGCTGAGCGCGCTGCGATAGCTGCCGTCCGCGTTGACGCCCAGGATCCGGTAGGTGCCGCCGCCCGTCACGACCTCGTCGCCCGCCTGCAGGCCGGTCGGTGCCTTGCCGTTACTCTGCACTCTGTAAAGCGCCATCTTCTGCCTCCTGTTCTTCCTCTTTTTCCGCTTCCTCCTGCCGCTCCAGCACGGCCACCTGCCCGCGCACCTGCTCGAGCACCATGCCGACGATGCACGGCGGCAGCCCCGCCGCGTTGATCGCCTCCACCAGCCCCGTGCGGAGCGTGTGGATGCTTCCGGAAAGTCTGCTCATGTTCATCCCTCCAATCGTTCTACCCGCGCCTGCAGCCGCTGGATCTGCCGGATGCACAGGGCAATGAATTCCTCATACCGCAGGCCGTAATCCGCCCCGCCGCCTTCGCGCGGCGACCGGACGAAGGCCGCGAAATCCTGCCCCGTCAGCCCGCAGGCCGCGAGCGCCTGCTCCACATCCTGCGCGATCAGCCCCGTATGCACCCGGCCGGACGTCCCGTCCTTCAGCCGGTAGCAGACCGGCCGCAGCCGCGCGAACAGCGCATCATAGCGGTCAAGCGCGTCGGAGATCTCCGTCTTCTTCTCCCGGTCGGACGTGCTGATCGTGCCCGTCTGCGCATAGACGACCGACCAGCGGTAGTTCGAATACCCGAGCGAGCCCGCGCCGTCATACTCCGGCGCCGCGCCGCCCGAGACCGACAGATTCCCGCCCACGGTCATCGTGCAGTTCGTATGCGCGCCGCTGCCGGTCACCGACAGCGTGTTCTGCCCATAGCAGAGCTTCGCGCCGCTCGTCGTGGCGACGACCTCGCCATAGCCGCTCATCAGATGGATGCCCGCGCCGCCGTAATCGCCCGTCGTGTACCCCAGATACCCGCCGACTGCGCTTCCCAGCAGCGACGAATACACCGCCATATCCCCGCCGAGCTTGATATAGTCCGCCGACAGCGTCCCCGTCGTGATATCGCTCGCCGACAGGTGGTCGACCGAAAAATTATTGAAATCCAGGATCCCGCCGTTGATGCGCGAGGCCGAGAAATTGCCCGCCGTGATATCGTCCGCCCGCAGCCCTGTGACCACGGCGTTCGTCACGTTGAGGCTCGTCGCCGTGATCGCACCGGAGATGCTCGCCCCCGTGCACGTCAGCTTCCCGTTCGCGTCGACCTTGAATTTGTCCTTGATGGAAAGCCCGCTCGTGCCGAAGTACATGCTCGCGCTGCCCCCAAATTCATTGGCCGTGCGGTAAATGCTGCTTTCCGAGATCGTCCACGGCCCGAAGGTCGAGTCGGCTGCCGCCGTGATCTTCCCCGACAGCACCGCCCCCGCCGCCTCCAGCGTCCCGGATGGGAAATGCAGCTTCTTGTCGCTTAAATACGCGACCTCCTGCCCGTCCTGCCAGAAGCTCACCCGGTCCGGTGTCACCGTCACCAGCTCGTTCTTCGTCTGGTCGATGACCCGTTCGCCGCCGTCCGTCACCGTCGTCTCGATGTTCCCCACGCCCACGCCGTAGACCGGCACAGCGTCCTTGTAGTACAGCAGCCCCGTCTTGATGTACTGCTGCGAATTCACCGAGAACTGATTGTTGACGCCCGCCGTGTAGTCATACAGCTGTTTGATGCCGACCGAGTTTCCCTCGATCGTCAGCTGCGTCTTTTCGAGATACTTTCCGAAGTCCGAGATGGCCACATAGCTGCCGGACAGCTTCGTCGACCACGTCTCCGAGTTCGCCGCGGCGAAGTCCGCCGTCTTGATGATGAGCGCTTTCAGCGCTCCATAGCCGGAGAGCGTTGTTTTTTTCTCCGCCTCGGAGAGGCTGTCCGCGTCGATGGCCTACGAGATCTCCGTCAGCGTCGCCTTCGCCGACCAGTCGGCGAGATTCAGCTGCTCCGTCACGCTGCACAGATACCGCCGCATGCTCTCCAGCTGCTCCTGCGTCGTCTTCCCCGCGATCGACGGGTATGCAAGTGTCAAAGATCCCATTACGCATCACTCCCCGCTTCCAGCACCCGTGCCAGACTGAACAGCTTCATCTCGCCCTTTCCCGTCAGCCGGAACTTCAGGTGGTCGCACCGGGCCGGGCGGATGGGCAGCAGGAACGTCCGCAGCCCCCGGCCTTCAATGTGCCCGCAGTGCCGCCAGACCCCGTCGGAATCGTACTGCACCCAGAAGTCGACCGAGGAGCCCTTCGGCAGCTGCATCCGCAGGTTGATCCGGGACACATACTTTTTCCCGACCAGCCCATACGTCATGATCCCCGTTTCCGCCATCCACTGCACACTGTCTTCCAGCGTCCCGACCGAGCCATAGACAGTCCTGAGCGTTCCATTCTCGAGAAAATACAGCTCATCGTCCACCCGCGCGAAGTCCTCTGCGTGGGTGCTGTCCTCCTTGTGCCACAAGCCTTTTTTCGTGTCGTAGACGAACAGCGACCAGTTATGGCCTTCATCCTCCATGCTGATGAAGTACTTCCCTCTGGCGCCGCCCGCCACGGCGTTGTAATACAGCTTCGTCCCGAAGCAGCTTCCGATTTCGCTCGGCAGACTCCCGTCGTACACGCAAACGCCCATCCGCGATTTGTAATACAGCTGGTCATCCACCACGACGAGGCTCTTGGCAGACCCATTCTGCACGCCCGCGCATTTCTGCACGACCACCTGATGCGCCCCCGTCGCCGACGGATACACCCGGTGGAAGCAGTCCTCCTTGAAGAAGATCGGGCTGTCCGCCAGCGTCGCCGCGCCGGTCCACTTCCCGTCCGTGCCGCAGCTCGCGCGCCATGAATCCGTCGACACGCCCTGATAGCACTCCCAGTTCTTAAAATCGCCCAGCTTGCAGCAGTAGATCTCGTTGACGGTCTCGCCGTCCGCCACGCCGTACTTGCAGCCCCACAGCCGGTTCCCGCTCTCGGTGATGAAGTCCATGCTTGGGACCTTCCGGGCTGTCTTCACGGTCCCGCTCGTCACCTTCGTCGTCTCGTCGACGAGGCCGACGATCACGATATAGCTCTCGCCCACGTCGTACAGGATCTGGCTACCGTTGAGCTTTTCGACCTGCTCGTTCCCGGTCAGCCCCGAAAGCCGGATGCCGTCGTACTGCTTAAAGCCCTTCCCGATGCCGTTCGCGGAAAGCTTCAGATACACCGTCGGCACGGATACCCACTGGCTCGTCGCCTCCGCCCACTGCTTGAGCGTGTGGAGCTTGCCGGACGTGTCGAGCCAATACTGCCCGTTCGACGGACTCTCCGGCTGGCTGGCCTGCGTGTAGCTGACCGTCAGCGCCGTCCCGTCGACGAGGCAAAGGGAAATTTCCACGTTCGTGCTCGCCGCGTCGACCACGTTCTCCTGCCCCATGTACCCGTTGTCGGAATACTTCTCGGTGTTGAAGTAGATCCCGTCCGGGAAGATGCACAGATATGCGCCCATGGAAACGAGCTGCTTCTGCCCCGCCTTGATGTTGACCGACGGCATATACGCCTCCATCGAAGCGCCGTTGATATAAAGCACCTGGTTCTGCACCCAGCACAGTGCATCCTTCGCCAAAATCCCCTGCACGCCCTCGATCGCCTGCGCCGTCCCTCTCCTTGGCCGCGGCGCGAGCAGCGGATACTCGTCCGCCGACAGATTCTCCATGTCGTAAAACTCCCCGTCCGCCAGCTCGAGGTTGTGGTCATACCCGCCGAACGCCTCCGTCGTCAGCGTCTGCTGCCGCCCGGCGGCCAGCTTCGGATAAAACATCCCGCATCCCTCCTCACAGCCGGAAATACGCCGCTTCGCCCTTCGGCATGTGCGCGCGGTTGTAGGCGTTCTGATACGCCTGATAATACGTGTTGTACTTGGCCGCGGAGTTGTTGTACTTCGTCATCTCGCCGTTGGCGTCGTCGATCTTCATCTCCAGATACCACCGGTAGATCTCGTCATACGGCCACCCGATCAGAAGCGCCGTCCCGTCCAGATCCGTCTCCGGCCCATACCCCGCGAACGCCGGGACCGCCGTCTCATGCGCCGACCAGATCTCATGCCAGACCACCCCGTCCAGCTCCGACAGCCACCGCAGCTTGTCCGCGCTGCCGTACTGGTTCGGCTTCAGCCGGTCGACCAGCTCGATCGCCTCCCGGATGGTCATGCGCGTCCCCTCCTTCCAGCGCCGGACTTCTCAGCCCGCGGCCATCGCATCTTCGATCCTCTGCGCCGCCTCGAGCTGCCGTCTGGCGTTTTCCAGCACCTCATAGACCGGCTCCGGCACCTCGACCGCCTTTCCGCGCGGCACCTGAAACGTCCGTCCGTTCACGCAGACGAACTCCGACTGCTGCTCCGTGCCGCCCGCGCGCGGCAGCGTGATGCTCTTCATCTCTGCAAATGCTTGTTCCATATGCTTCTCCTTTCCGTTCCATCCGCCGGGACCTTTGCTCTGCGGCAGAGCGGAGCTGCGCTCCGCCCTGCTGAGTGCCGGTCAGTTCGCCTCGTCCTCCGCGGAATACGCGCCGCAGCTCTCCACGCGCACCATGCGGTCCTGATACAGGATCTTCGCCGCGCTGGAGAACTTGTAGCCCAGCGTCGAGAACTGGTTGAGCGGTCCGCCGACCTGGCCCTTGTCCTTGATGATCATCTCCATGTTGCCGCCCTCCGGGTCGATCATGCCGTAGGCGTCCTTGCCGAGAAACAGCGTCGCGTACACGCTGTAATACTCCGCGGGCGTGCCATTGGACTCGTCCGCCGCGGTCTTGACCGGGCAGCCCTCGCCGTTGAAGACCTTGGCCTCCGTCGTCTCGATGAAGCGCACGCCGTGCAGCTCGCCGATCTCGCCGGTAAACAGCTCCGTGATCCCCGCGTACTTGTGCGCCTCGACCCACGCGTCTGACGAGCGCAGGTCATAGGCGACCGACGGATGAATGATGGCCACATACTTGCCGTCGATCTTCGGCGCCTTGAGCTTCTTGAGCAGCGTGACGGCCTTGTTGACCTCGTCCGGCGTCAGCTTTGCCGTGGTGTCAAGACCCGCGCGGCTCGTGACCGCCGTGTGCGCGCCGTTCGTGCCGACCTTGTCGCAGTACTGCACGTTCGTACCGGCCACGACCACGTTGCGCACCAGCTTGTCCTGCGTCGTACCGGCCGACGCGCCCAGTTCCTCCGCCGCACCCAGAATGACGTCGTCGATCGCGTGCAGCTCCAGCTGGTCAGACACCGACACATACGTGCCGTACTGCGTGACGGCCTGCGTCACCGCGCTCTGGCCGAACTTCTGCCCCGTCGGGATCACGCCCTCCGTCAGCGCGCCCGCATCCTCGAGCGTATTCCACTTGCGCCACTCCACGGTCTTGCCGCGCCCGGCCGGCAGCACCTGCTTGCGGGCAAACTGCGTGTGGATGAGCTCCGGCCGCGCGTTTTCCAGCAGCTCGGTGTCGTAAAACGTCTTCATCGAAGCCGTCATGCCGCCGCCCTCCGGGAAAGCGGTCGTCTCGCCCGTATAGGCGTTCACGTAATTGCCGCCCGCGTTCACCAGCGTACCGGCGTCGGCAAACAGCTGCAGATCCATCTCCTGATGCATATCCATTCTCCTTTTCCTCCTCACAGACGGATCATCTCGCCCCGTCTGGCCCTTGTTTTGAGTTCCTCTCTCGTCTGCCGCGACCAGTGCTCCGGACTTTCGGCGAACGCACCGCCGGCTCCCGGCGTCAGGCCGCTCTCGCGCGGGCGCAGATACCCCGCCTGCATGGCGGCCGTCAGCTCCTCGCGCGCCCGTCTGGCCCCATAGGCCATCGCCTCCGCCGTCAGCTCGCGCAGGTGCGTCAGCTCATAGGCGCTCTTCGCGTCCACACCGTGCGTGACCAGCCGCAAAAACCGCGGATCCTCCAGCGCCCGGCTCAGCTCCGCCTGCGGATAGACCGCCTGCACCGCGGCAAACTGCGCCTTCAGCCGCGCATAGCCCTGCCGCATCGCCGCCTCGCGCTGCTCCTGCGTCAGCGCCTGCGTGCCCTCCGGCGAAAGCGCCGCCAGCCGCTCCTGCTGCTCCGGCGTGGGTGCCGCCGCGCCGGTCTCCGGCTGCTCCGGCTCTGCGAACGCCTGCAGCCATTCCAGTTTCTCCATCCTTCTCCTCCTTCTGCCCGTCCTCCGGGCCGTCTTCGGGTCTCTGCCTGCTAT